ATTTAAGAGAACACGTAATCGATGTTCCGATTATTCATCCCGGCACAGATGATATTCTTACAAAAGAAGAAGCCGCTACTTTTAAGCGACTTAAGTGTCATGAAATTGGTGTTGACTTATACGTTGAATCTTCAGCACAAATTTCTGACTTGATAAATGCTGAAAACACGCATAAAATAGCCTATACAATATTTGATATGATTGGAGAAGGAATTGAAAAGACATTTAAGCTATCAGGAAATGATAGAGCTAATACCAATTGAAAAGCTTCGGGAATATCAGTTTGATGAAGTGGTCGCTGTTATGCGAGGTGGTATGACGGCAGCTCATTATATTGCCAAGGAACTTCAGCTGAAGTGTGGTGCTTATTTTCCTGCAAGCAAGGATTTTGACCACGACAGATTGATACTAGCAAACCCGTCATCTAAGAAAATCCTTTTTGTTGAAGACCTGATTGCTCAGGGTAGAACACTCATGAGGCTAAAGAAATTTATGACGAATTTCAAGGTTGAATGGATGTTTTACCCTGTTATTGTTTCGCATGACTACACATCAGACGAAGCCGAGTATATTGATGTTGGTCAGCAATTTGAAGACTGGATTGTTTTCCCTTATGAAGACTTCGATAAAATGAAAGAAGGCGATAGGGGATTGTTTAGAGAAGGAAGTGACTGTTATGGAAAATAAAAGTATTCTTGTATTGCATTCAGGCGGACTTGATTCAACCCTGCTTTATCAGATGGCAAAGAAAGAAGCATTAAATGTTAAAGCTGTTTATTTTGATATTGGTCATGATTACGCATGGAAAGAGAAACAGTCGTTACCTTCAGAAGTTGAAGTGATAGATGTGTCTTGGTTTCAGGCTGAAGGCAAAGGCAAGGATGGAAACACCATGGGAAGCATCTTTATTCCTGGTCGCAATCTCTTGTTCATTGTTATGGCTGCTTGCAAGTTCTTGCCTGATGAAATATGGCTTGGTGCATTGATGGGTGAGTTGCATGACTCGGCAACCGACAAAAACATTAAGTTTCAGCAGGAATGTACTAACCTTTTGCAATATGTTTTGAGACCGTTTAAGCCAAATATTCGTGTTGTTTACCCTGCTGTTGAACGCCAGATGGGAAAACTTGAACTCACGAGATGGGGCATTGAAAATGGTTTCTCTAAATTGATTGAGAAATCTTCTTCATGTATGACAGGAAGCACAAAACAACCGTGCGGCTATTGTGGTGTTTGTCTTCGTCGAGCAGGCATTTTTCATCAGCTAAACCTACACGAAGAATATTCAATTGATAATCCTTTCGAAGACAGTCGCAATTTCCCAATGATTGCTGAATTGCTTAAAGCTGATATTGAACACAATTATAGTCACTACGACAAGTATCGTATTGAAGAAATTGTGCCTGCACTTGAAGACTTCTATCACGTGACAAAAGAAGAGTTACTTGAAAAATATGAAAGCCAATAGAGCCTATGTTATTTCCTATATTAGCGATAAGTGGGATGACAATACAAAATTGAAGAGAGAAAGAGCCCATTCAAGACAAGTCGCATGGCTAAAATCAAAAGGTTTTGATGTTTACATTTTCGCTCAGTATCAAGGAAAGCATGAAGGTGTTACCTATCTACCATATGACGGTAAACGTTATTTACCAGGAGATGCTCGCAATCAATGTCTGAAGCATTTTTATCAAACAGATGATGATTATTGTTTTCTACTGGATGACGATATTATCTTGTTCGAGGATAAAGTGTGTTCCGGTAATATTGTTGATATCTTGCAAGGTGCAGACCATTTGCTTGAGTACAAAATTGGTATTATGATGCCAATTCTTCCCGCGTATGACCCTTATTCAGAATTTCTTGAGAAATATGGAGAAACCATCAAGTCAAATTTTGTTCTTAAAAATCGACCGCATATGTCAAGCCAGTTTATGATTGTTAAGAACTTCAAGAAGTTTTATAATCAAGAAATTTTCTTCAGGGAAAACTGGTGCGAAGCTGATGGTAGCGTGAAGTTTGGAGAGGATGCCATTTTCTCACTTGATATTACTAAGCTTGGTCATGGTTCATACAAATTGTGGAATTGGTCGATTTATGACCTTGGAGCAACAATATCAACCCATTCAAATGGTGTTCAGTCAAAAGAGCAAATAACCAATAGATTTCGTGCTATTGCGAAGGAGCTCGCGGAGATGTATAATATTGAAATTAAACCTGGTGGCAAATCTGGTCAGATGGTTCAATGGAGTAAGTTTGGACTCAAGCACGGAAACGCCAGGGAATTAGTAATTCCGTTCAAACAAGAAAATGAAAGCTGGTTTACATGAAAGTATCAGAACAATTCTATTCTTTGCAGGGTGAGGGCATCTTTACTGGTGTCCCATCCTACTTCATTCGCTTCTTTGGATGCAGTCTTCAGTGTCAGGGATTCGGGCAGAAAGAACCTTCGAAGCCAGAAACATGGGTTCAGCCATGGAAGACCATTAACATTGAAAAGATTGAAAAGCTGGAAGACCTGCCAGCTGAGATTTACGAGTACGGCTGCGATTCGGTGTATTCATGGAGCGCAAAGTTCAAGCATCTTCAGCAAGAGATGACTGCAAAGAGTGTCGTTGACAAAATGGAAGCCGACCTTGGCACCCTGTTTGAAAAAGTCTATACCGGAGATGTTCATATTGTATGGACAGGCGGCGAACCACTATTGAAGTTCAATCAGAAATACATTCTCGAAATTATCGAAGAGCTTCGTGATCGCAATCCTTTGAAGTCTGAGCTGAACGATATGGGCTGGGATTCTGTATGCGAGTTTAGTATGACGATTGAAACTAACGGCACTCAGCATCTATTGCCTGAACTGAAGACCGAGCTTGCAAAACACAATACCAACATTTCGTGTTCGCCGAAGCTTCTTCATACTTCAGGCGAAAAGCCAGAGAAGGCAATCAAGCCAGATGCAATCAAAGACCTCTTCACTATCGATGGTGCTACCACATGCCTTAAGTTTGTTCTGGCGGACACTGACGATGCCAAGACCGAGATACTCAACACTTTACAATTAATCCAAGATAAATTAGAGTACATAAAACCATTAATATATTTGATGCCCGAAGGACCGAACAAACATCGCGTTCAATCTACCTCAAGACAGATTGCCGAGTTTGCGATGAAGCATGGTTTCAGGTTTTCTGACAGACTTCATGCTCACCTCTGGGACAATAAAATTGGAGTATAATCTTGGCAGATTCAACCGAGCAAATCATCCTGGCAGGCTTGCTGAAGCATGACAATTACAGTTCAGCAGCCTTGCCATTTTTAAAATCAGATTATTTTCACGATGAAAACGAAAGGTTGATATACGACACAATACACGACTACCAGCAACAATATAAGATAATGCCGAACGAGACGGCATTGATTTACGAAGTCTTGCACGGAAAACAATTCAGTGGCGATAGAACAGAACTTCTGAAGTCGATGGTTCATCACATTGTCAACATTGAAGTTAAGTCTGAACAGACGACATGGCTGCTAGAAACGACAGAGCATTTCTGTCAGCAGCGCGCCATGTACAATGTGATAATGACAGCGGTCAATATCTACGAAGGCGACGAGACCAAGATACCCGAAACTGCTATCCCTGACCTAATGCGCGAAGCAGTTAATATTTCATTCGATGCAACAATCGGTCATGACTGGCTTAACGATGCCGAAGCACGATACAAATTCTATACAGACAAGGTCGCAACAATTCCATTCGATATTGATATTCTGAACAAGATTACAGATTCAGGAGTGCAGAGGAAAACCCTGAACATCTTGCTTGCTGGTGTCAATGCTGGCAAAACTGGTATGCTTTGTCATTTCGCTGCCGCTTATGCGAAGGCAGGATACAATGTATTGTATATCTCGATGGAGATGCGCGAGGAGATGATTTCAAAACGACTCGACGCCAATATCCTTGGTATTCCGCTTGACGAGTTCTCTGACATAACTCATGACCGATTCATGACTAAGATGGAAACAGTGAAACGCAAAGGCATGGGGCAGTTGATTGTCAAAGAGTATCCAACTGGTTCAGCTCACAGCGGACATTTCAATCATCTCGTGAAAGAACTGTACCAGAAACGCAAGATAAAGCTTGATGTGATTGTTGTCGACTATATTGGTATTTGTGCATCTGCCAAGGCTCCGCATGGTGCAAATAGCTACACAGCTCAAAAATGCATCAGTGAAGAACTTCGAGCAATCGCAATGGAACATGATGTTGCACTCTGGACAGCAATGCAGGTCAATCGCGGCGGTATCCAATCCACAGATGTCGAGATGACAGACGTTGCCGACTCCATGGGTCCAGTTCAGACTGCCGACTTTATCATGGCTGTTATGCGAACCGAAGAGCTTGACGAATCAAACAGAATCCTTTGCAAGCAAATCAAATCACGATATGCAAACAAATCAGACCTCTTGAGATTCACAATTGGTGTTGACCAACAGCTTCAACGCTATTACGACATTGAAGACTCACAGTATGCAGTAAAGCCTGTTGCCAAGGAAGAACCAAACGCTGCTCAGCTTGGTAGTTTCGGAAGAGCAAAGAATAACGCAAAACGATTACTAGGATTGAAGACGACATGATTTCTGTTATATTAAAGATTACACTTATGGCATGCCTTACATTAGTAGCAACGATGCTGATTGTTGCATTTTGCATCTACATGGATTTCAATGACGGATATCCAGACTGATTCGGCGAAAGTCGCATTTTAGAGAGTGCGACTTTTATCACGACATGAAGAATGCCTGATTTCATCTTTACAAAATTTTCGAGAATAAAAAATTAAATCTTTAGAAATCAGTATATTATAAAATGTTAATTTACGTTTAGGTTATTGAAAAGAAAGAATAAACTTGAGAAATGTAAAGATGTATGTAAAAATATGGCGTTTTAGACGTCATTTAAGCGATTTTAATACCCTGCTATACCCTAGGAAATAAGTGTTCAAAAACTATCACTTTTGACTTTTTATCGTCTTTAAAATCAAGATGCTACAGACCTGATTTTTAACTTGCTGAAAACGCTGATAATTTATTTTGCAGTAATCGTGTAACTCGTGTATAATACGAACTACTTTATAAAACACAGTATGAAAGGAATTCAAGATGGCTAAAATGTATGACAAATATAATCGGTTCACAAAGAAAGCTGCGAAGATTGTCGTTAAGCTTCTGAAGAAAGGCAAATTTGAAAAAGGCTTCGTGCGTAGTAATGGCGAAGAACTCGATAACAAAATTGTGTTTGATCCACAGCCAAACACTTCATATCCGTACCGCATTGGTCAGGCATGGTACACCGAAAAGCTGCATTACTGGATGCGGGATGAAGACCTAGACGAAAACGATATCGTTGGTTTCGTTTCGGAAGCAGACAAAGAATTGTTTGAACGTAAATTCAACGAAAAATACAACAAAGACGAATAATTTGTTTGCATAACGTCAAAATTCGTGTATAATACGAGACATAAACTTTTAAACAACATCTAATAAGGATGGATATTATGAAACTACGTTATATTCTCTTAGCTGTTATCGCTATCATTGCTGTCAACACTATGTCGTTCCAAGACGAGGTTCGGCAACAATCAGAATACTGTCAGAACGTTCGAGACGGTATTTGGCCAGACTATCAGAAAACCTTCGAAAGTGAATGCAAATGATGCTACAATACATCATGCCACAACATATGCTGTTGGTTGTCGCTACTCTCGCAATTACATTTTTCTTTATGACATGGATGGACTTCAGATGAACTTAAGACAATAAATTTGCCGACTTCTTCAAGCAAACAATACCAAATTGCTTGCGGCACAGATTGAATACATGTCTAACGAAGACAAGTATAAGGCACAATCAATTTACGAGGAAGTCGTAAAGACGGTAATGCTTTATAAAGACTACGAAGACGAAGAGATTGAAGAGTTCTTCGAAGCTATCGACTTTGAATATTCTGGTGGTGCAGGCACTCCCGAGATTGAAGGTGTGCTTTGGTTCACTAATGGCACATATGCGACAAGACAGCACGAAGCCGGTCAAGAATGCTGGGAAGTTCACGCCGTTCCGAAAATCCCTGCTCGTGGTCAGCGTTTAAATTTATGTTTATGAAGAAAGGTAAGTTATAATGATGATAAAATACCTTAGCCCGTTGGTGTGCAAAGAAATTGCCAAGATGCTTCTCGAAAAAGAAGTTGGAGGTGACATTCTGCTGAAAGACGGCACAACATTGCCAAATGGCTTCATCGACGTCATGGATGGCTCAACACAGCCATTCAAGATTGAATCAAACGACTACTGGTACACACGAAACCTTCGTTATATCCATGGCGGCGATAAACGAGGTTGGGCAATTATTGGTTTCGCAAACACAAAAGATAATGACGAACTCGCACGTCGAGTGAGACTAATCGATAGCAGTTTCTGTAATTACGATTTCAACAGAGATGCCAAGCTGATTGAGATTAACTGGTTAAAGCCAGAAATGTACACCAAAGACTATCGGTTCAATAAGAAGGCTCGTGTATTGATTGGCAAGCTTGTGAAAGAAGGTAAGATTAAAGGTAACATCATTCTTGCCAACGGCGAAACCGTAAAACCAGAATATCGTGAAAACGAAGACGGCTTCCATGTTGGTTGGTGGTACTCGCGCAATAATGGTCAGTGGCAAACTTCAGACAATGAGCGTGTGAAAGGCTACGAGTTTGCAGGTTTCGTCAACAGTAAAGACCTCGAAACATTGTCCGAGGCATATAGTTAGAAAACTTGAAGAAAGGCACAAAATGAAATTTGAATACATCGGTCCGATTGTGACCAATGAAATTGTTAGAATGCTTCTCGAGAAAGAAGTTCAGGGCGGCATCTTGCTAAAGAACAAATCCGTTGTTAGCAATACTTTTGTTGATACTGAAGATGGTACAGAACGCCCTTACAAAATTGAATCTGAAAACAGCTGGTACTCGCACAACCTTCGTTACTTCGCTGTTCATGGTGGCAAGATTGATGAAAGCAAAGGTCTCGCTATTGTTGGTTTCAAAGACAAAGTCGATATTGAACAACTTCAAGACTGCCTTCGCCTACGCTATAATTCTCTCGAATCTTACGAGTTCAACAAGAAAGCAAAACTTATTGAGATTAATTGGAACCATCGTGAGATGTACACCAAGGATTATCGGTTCAACAAAAAGGCTCGCAAGCTGATTTTGCAGCTGGTCAAAGAAGGCAAACTCAAAGGTAAAATCATTGTTGCCAATGGCGACACATTGGACACTGATTGGCGAGAAAATGAAGACCGAGTTTATGTTGGTGAATGGTGGTATAGTCTGAGTAATGCACAATGGCAAACTTCTGGCGAACGTCGAAAAGACTATGAGTTTGCAGGCTTCACAAATTCAGAAGACCTGAAAACACTGGCTGAGGCATATTATGGATGAGATGTTCAACACTTGCAAAACGCTATCCGACGAAGCTGTTAAGGTTCTTCTCAAGCTTCTGAAGAAGGGTAAAGTAAAAGACGAATTCAAGCAAGCAAACGGCAATACCATCTCTGGTTTCCGTGATGCGGATTATGGTTCTGAAAGTCCGTACAAGATTGATGGTTTCTGGTACCGTAAGAATCTCACGTGTTTGGGTTTACCACATCGTGATATTGTTGGTCTTGCAAATCCAGATGACCAAGAACTCTTCGAAAAGAAAGTGAAGAAATACTGCAAGAAATAGTTGAAAGCCCGATTATATTAGCGTATAATCGGGCTTACAGTTTAATAAACAACACAAGAAAGGCGAGTCTTATGAAGATTATCAATAAAGATGGTTACTTGACCAAGAAAGCTGCATTCGTTCTTCAATACATGCTAGGGCACGACATTGCCAAGCATGAGGTTTCTCTAAAGAACGGGAGGGCGGTGGATGTCAAGGGTGCTGTTGATTTGCTCGGCAAATACTGGTACAATGACCATCTGCAATGTATGGAAGAAGGCAAGGATGGCTATAGCATTGTTGGCTTAGAAAGCCTTTACGATAAAACACAATTCAGTCTCGTGAGCAATGCCCTGTTAAGAGATACACATCAAGAAAACGGACAGTTTACCGAGGAAGCCGCCAAGATTGTGTCTGACATGATTATTGAGGGTGCTGTCACTGGTGGTCTTCGTTGCAGAAACAATAATGAAATACACGACATATTAGGCACAGAACGAGTCAAATCGAAATATCCTTACCGGATAAACGGTTTTGCATATTCACCAACTCTAGGGTTTTACGTAAATGAAACAGCTCAATCCGATATCGTTGGCTTCGTGACTAAGGCAGACAGAAAAGAGTTCAAACGTCGCTGGCTCAATTATTGCATTGCAGAATACGAAAAGGCATATCCGAGACCAGAAGTAAACAGGTCAGAATATCCGAAACCAGTCAAGACTATTCTTGAGAACGGCACAAAATACGATTACATCTGGTGGGCTGCACGAGGATTCAAAGTGTCGTCTTCTGTATGGAATGACAAACCCGAGCACATGAAACGACTTTCTTCGAGACGAATCTTTGCTTCTAAAGAAGAAGCTGTCAAAGCTGCAAAACATTTGAACACCATTATGGAGAATGTATAACATGAAAATCAAAGAACGTTTTATTATGATGATCATGCTGAAGTACAATGTTGTCAAAGGCAAGCTTGTTCGTCGATGCGGAGATGTTAAAGCACCGGAATTCAAATATCGAGCATCAAGCAGCGTTAGCCACTCTATCTACGACAATTGTTATTACACTGATGACTTCTTGCAAATCCGTGGTGCCGAAAAGCGCGAGCCGATTGCTTTCTTCTCAGAAAGAGATACCAAATTGCACAAGAAACTTTGTCGTTATGTTTACGAGAAGAAAGGAATGGCCGAGCCAATGACACAAGAAATTAAAGACGAGATTGAAAGACTTGTGGTAAAGAAACTTCTCAAACTCGGCAAAATCAAGGAATAAATCATGAAACAAGAACGTCAATTCAACGGCAGATTTACCGAAGAAGCTGCAAATTGCATTATGCAATTAATCAATAATGGTCACATCAAGGGCATGAGAAACGCCGACGGTTATCTGCCTGCTCATATGTTCAAAAACCGTGGCGACCGATTTGAATCATATCCAATTACAGTAGGCGACAGAAAATACACAGAATATCTGACCAGCATATATTCAGGCGAATCAACACACGACATTATTGGCTTCGGCTCGAAACGCGATTATGATGTGTTCAAGCAAGTGTTCTACGAAGGCAAAGCACCAGATAACATGCGATTCCCAGTGTTTGCAGTTGATGCAGATAATTTTAGCGTTGTACTGTTCACAGAATACACTATTGGTTATGTAGTGACACCGAAAGCACTGAACAAAGTTCATGATATTGATATTCGAGATAATGATAGATTCCTCGTTATCGACTTCGAGCTTGCCGAGCAATTTCTGAATCCTCGAAAACGTCGAGATGGTAATCGGTTCACTCTTGCAGCCGCCAATGTTATTAAGGATATGCTGCTCACCGGAGAAATCACAAAGCTTGAGAAGGCCGATGGCGAAATCATTGACTGCAAAGATGCAAGACATGAACTAGGCGAGCATCAGTCATTCTACGTCGGTGGCTACTATTACGAGAGCGATTTGTCGAATGTTGGCAAAGAAGCTAATATTAACGACATTGTTGATATTCCAATTCGCAAAGAACGCAGATTGTTCAAAGAAAGATTCAACAGCCTGTATCGAACTGGTTTCCCGTGTTTCTACATTAGCAAAACCAGTGATAAAATAGTATTGGCAAACAAAACCAAGTAAAAACAAAACCCATGCAATTGAAATGAAAGAGGGTGCTGTTCCTGTTAGTTTACCGCTCGATGATACAGGAATGTATAGAAAAGTGACATTCAATGAAGCATCTGTTCAGCTTGGCGAGTGTAATGTCATTGACGATGTTTACTTCGGTCACGAGAGTGCAGCAAACATTATCTTGCTTATGATTCGCCTCAAATTGTGCAAGGGTAATCTGATGTTTGGTTCAGAAGAATACCTTGGGCAGTTATACAACAAATGCAGAGACGGCAAATATATTATTGCAACCACAGATGATACTGCAATGCAAGAGGTGAAGATTGTTAATGGTAAGCTTCAGTGCAATGGAGAAGAGTTCAGCAATTTTGCAAGCCTTGTTGACTTTAACCTCTTCACTAAATTATACTCTATGCGTTATACGAAAGGATGATAGAATGGCAGTTTTTAATACAGACAAAGTAGCTGACGATTATGTCGTTTCAACACCGTTCCTGAATAAAGAACCAGGATTGCTTGATACCGTCAACAAATGCTTCCCTAAGGTATGGGATATCTATAAACTCATGCGGTCATGCGACTGGACAGAAGACGACTTCAATTATACTGACAATATTGAAGACTTCACTAATGGTCCCACGCAAGTATCTGATATTATGTTAAAAACTCTTATGTGGCAGTGGGAATCAGATTCTGTTGCATCACGGGCTCCGACTATTATTATTGCTCCGTTCAACCCAGCAACAGAAATCTGGGCAGCGGAACAACGTATTACTGATAATGAACAATGCTTAACCAGACATCATGAGGTTTATGTTGCTGGAAAAGGGTGGGTTTCTATTGCAGATGTTGCAGTTGGTGACTCAACTCTGAATTTTGACCCACAAACTAAAGAAATTAGATTTTCAAAGGTGTTGAACAAAATTCAAAAAGTAAACACTGGTAAAATGTTTTTCTTTTCTAATAAAACGGGCACAATTAAACAACATGTGACAGAAGACCACAGAATGTGTGTGTACAGAAACCGTGGCAAAGAATGGGTGCATTCACCAACAACAGCAAACGAGTTTATACCACACACTTTATGTCGCTTAGCTGTTTCTGGTATCAAAGTTGATGGTGATATAAATCATCTAACATTTAAAGATCGTCTTTGGATTGCATTCCAAGCAGATGGAAGCCACGATGAAAAATATTCTGGTGCTAAGACTGGTTTTTGGTCAATGAGATTTTCATTCAAAAAGCAAAGAAAGATTGAATCTTTAAGGAATATTTTATCTAATCTAGAATATCAGTATAAAGAATGGAATGACGACCGAGGATATACATATTTTTCTATTAAAATCCCCGTGTCTGATGTTCGAGACGGAGGTAAACAATTTGCGTGGGTTGACATTCAAAATGTTTCGCATGAATGGTGTGTAGAGTTTATTTATGAATTAAAAAACTGGGATGCAACATTTGGTTCAACAAATAAACGACACATTGCAATTTATTCGTCAACTAGTAAAGAGTGTGTTGATACTGTTGCGTTAATTAGTCACCTTGCGGGGTTTAGAGCTTTGGTCAAATTGCAAAAAGATGATAGACCAAACAGGAAACCCTGTTGGCAAATTAATATATCTCAATTTGACAATGTAAACTGTGGCGGTATTAAAAAACAAGTCGATGAAAATTTTAACGATGACGTTTTTTGTATTACTGTTGCTGAAGATGCGTTCTTAACACGATACGATGATACTATCACAGTTTCACATAATTGTCATGGTAACACCTATTCCGAAATCGTCAGAACAGGCATGCCGAATTCAAACGAAGTAATTGGTCAGCTGCTAGAGACAACCGAAGTGATTCGACGTCTCGGTCTCGTGTCGCAAACGCTCGACAAGGCGATGGCATATTCAAGAAAGATTGCATACGAGCAGAAATGCGACCGATTTGAAGCATACGAGCATTTACTCTTGTTCTACTATGCAATGCTCATTCTCGAGCGTATTCAGTTTATTGCTTCGTTTGCCATCACATTCAGCATCTGCGACAGTGGTCTGTTTCAGAGTATTGGTCAGGCAGTAAAATTGATTTGCCGAGACGAGCTTCAGGTTCACTGTGAATATCGAAAAGAAGTATTACGCGAGATTCTGAAGACCGAAGAAGGCAAGACTGCATATCAGAAACTGAAACCGACTATGGAAGCAATGCTCGACGAAGTAATTGACAACGAGCTTTCATGGACCGAATGGTTGTTTGACGGTCGCTCCATTGTTGGCACCAATGCTTCTATCGTGAAGAAATTCGTGCTATACTCTGCTCGAGATGTTGCATTGTTTCTTGACCTAGAAAGCAAGCATCGCTTCGTGAAAGAAAACCCAATGCCGCATCTGATTAAATGGTTTGACATTGACTATTCTCAGAGTGCGCCACAAGAGAACGATGTTCCGAACTACAAACTTGGTACTGTAAGTAATGATGACGATGGAGAGGAATTTGATTTATGATTAACAATATTTTTAAACGTACTACTGACCTGACTATTGCTGTTGTTGAAGCTTTCTACTCAGAAGAGGTAATCAAGTTTACCGAAGACGAATACAAAGCATTGTATAACGCGATTCAGAAACGAATGCTTGGGAAAACAAAGAAAGTTGAATTAGGGGGCATTGAGTCTTTGTCTGAGGAAATGCTGACTTCTTTGGTTGATATTGCTGAAGTAATTGCTCCGCGCATGGGTGAACTTGTATGAAGACGAGATTATTCTTCACTTATCCCACATGTGTTGACCATGCCTATATTGATAACCAGGGCTTGATTATCGGCGGTTCGTATCATCCTATTATCGAAGTAATCGGAGAAGTCGACGAGCACGAGTCTGTGGTTATTGATTTCTCTTCAGGCAAGAAACGCATGAAGCAGATTATCGACAAAGCTGACGGTCGAATTGGCTTTGACCATAAGCTTTGGATTATCCCTGGTTTATCTGCTTGTCAGACACAGAATCTTTCGGATACTCATTATCGTATCGAAACTTCCTGCGGCAATGAGATTATTCTGCCGAAAACCGATGTTCATATTGTGCAGAGAAATTTCGACAGAACGGTTCAGATTACAATGGCAGCCGAGATGGCAGATGTTCTGAAACGAGAGATGCCTGAATTCGACTTCGAAGTGAAACTGACCGAGGTTCCGTTCACTACTTCAAACGATGATGAGCCATTAACTGCATTGTTCAGGTATGCTCATGGGTTGAAAGATTCTACTTCGTATGGATGCAAGAACATTGCACACGGTCATCTCAGTTTCTTCGAGATTACAGAACGTCGAAACGACTATCGAGAAGAATGTGAAGACTGTCGGCTCGGCAATAAGCTGATTAAAGACGGCATGAGAAACCTGAATAACATCGTGTTCATCAATAGAGCAAACGTCATCTCAGAAGACGATAACCTGATACATATCGGATACGACACTCCTCGGGGTCGTATGGACATGACAGTAAACAAGAATGTTCAGCCCTTTGCAGTTCTCGAAACAGAATCAACAATCGAGTATCTGGCAGAGTTCATCTTCAAGCGTTTTGCAAATGCGATGCTTCTTGCGAAAGTGAAAGCCTTCAGGGTTTCCGAAGGCTTGCAGAAGGGTGTGACATTCAGAGTAGCCGAACAATGGGATAATATTATCTTCTAATTGTTGTCCGCGTGTTCTATGCTTTGTAACTTGCTGAGCAAATCGGTGTTGATGCTGATTTGCTCTTCAAGTATCTGCTTGGTTTGTGATAACGAAAGCTGAAGTGATTTAACGATATCATTCAGCAATGTGTTCTGACTCTTATAAAGACTATTCTCGGTTTCAAGTTGAGCTACCTTGGCACGGAGTTCTGTATTCTCGACCTGAAGGTCAGCAAGCTGTTTTTTAGCTTTCTCTTCGGCAGCCTGGGCATTCACCCTAGCATCTTTCAAATAGTCGAGCAACTCAAGCTGGGCTTTGTCGTGTTTAATCTCGCTTACGTTACCAATGATGAATTTGCGGACAGAAAACAGGGTGGCACCCGCCCCTGTTATTACCGCCACCACCATAGAAACCAGTTCTTGAGATATTTCCATAATTTTCCGCGAGATTGCTTGAGGTCTTCAATATCGGCAGAGAGTTTTATCTGCTGAAGGCGAAGTTCCTCGATTGTTTCTGACATTTTCCTTATTTGTGCCATCATAGTTAATACATCGGCAGCATTGACTTGTACCTGTGTCATAGTATATAATCTAGCTTTAATGTAGTTTCCCGTAACGTTTATTTAAGTTCAGAATGAAAGGAATGATATGGAATTGTTTGATAACCCACACAAGAAATACCTAGACCACGGTCATGTTGTATTGCTTGATGTAATGGGTTCAGATGAAGATATTGAATATGCTGCTCGTATGTCGTATGCAAATGGTACTAGAACAGTGAGCCAAACTCAGAGCTTGCTGGATTTCTTGATGCGGCACGAGCACACTTCGCCATTCGAGATGGTAGAGATTAAGTTTCAGATTAAGATGCCGATTTTCGTGATGCGACAATTAGTAAGGCATCGTTCAGCCAGTCTTAATGAAGTCAGTCTACGATACTCAAAAGCGACAGACGAGTTCTATGTGCCAGCACTGTCAAGGATGAATACTCAGAGTTCGTCCAACAAACAATGTTCATCCGAAGAGTTAATTGACTGGCCAGCAGAAGCTCGAAACCTGATTAGTGTATTCAACGAGAATGCGTTTGACGGCTATACTGCATTGCTTGATAGTGGATTGTCAAGAGAGATTGCTCGCGGTATTCTACCTGTCAATGGCTATACCGAAGTAGTATGGAAGATTGACCTGAAGAACCTGATGCACTTTCTGAAACTTCGCCTTCACTCTCATGCTCAGAAAGAAATTCAGTGGCTGGCTCAGGCAATGTATGACCTACTCAAAGAAACAGGGAGATTCAATCTTACGCTTGATGCATTTGAACGCTATATTCTCAATGCAAGCAAGATGTCATCTGAAGAAATGAAAATTTTGCAGTTTGTGTTCAAGTCTGTTGAATCAGAAGAGATTGAAGAGATTGTGAAATTGACAGGTGCAAAATTATCTGCAAGAGAAATCAACGAATTAAAGGATAAGCTGAATGTCGAATAAATATCAAAGAACTATAATCGGACTCGATGGCGTAGCAACAACTGTTGATGTGTACGATGTATTGCTTGCATTCGATGTTTCATGCCCTGCAATGCAACACGCCCTAAAGAAAATGCTTTGTTCTGGTCTTCGCGGACATAAGCCTAGTATTCAGGATAAACAGGAAGCCATTGACTCCATTCTGCGAAGTATTCAGCTTGAGAGACAAAACAATGGAGAGACAATTTCAGATTAACATCGGGATTCAGTTCCTGGTATTCTGGTTGCTGTTATCAGTGATTCTGACATGTGCAATGCTGCTAGAAGTTATCGATGTTGGTTGGTGGCTTCCTGTTGCGACATTCTGTATGCCGTTTATAATATATTCGGTCATTGCTGCGATTGTTGGTCCTCTTTGCAATTATTCTGTGTCAATACAGTTTCCAAGATGGTCTGGTCTTCAGAGACTTGATTGCCGATGTCATCATATAGATGAGGATACCAGCAGCCGTTGATATTGTCGTTATACCACATATCTGGTTCTTCAAGAATATTGAACTTGAACTGATACTTTACTTCAAGATAGTTCACATAACGTTCTAGTTTCCCTATAGCAAGGATATGGCGCTCGAATCTTTCGACGCCATTTTCTTTTATCAGTGCCTTTATCTTGTCTGAAGACGAGTAATAATGTTTCCAGTCGGATTCGATTGTCGTTCTTCTCTTGTCTGTTTTCTTCAGCTTTCTCTTGCTCCAAAAACTCTTCTTGCCAATATACTTCATGCCGTTCTCTTTGTCGATAATGAGATAGACAAAGCCAGAAGCATCCTTTGGCACTTCCATGAGCGGCTCACCTCGGAACATCCAGTAATTCGTGTATTCTTTTGCCATGTTAATTCGTGTAAATGTTGTTGATGTGGATACGACAGATGCGTATAATGTGAAACATAGAAAGTTGCTTGTCTTAACAAACCTCATAAAGGATATTGAAAATGACTAAACTGCAAAATTTCAAAAACGCTAACGTTAACGCTGTTTATGGTTTCGACGGTCAAAACGTTGTTAAACGTGCTACTGGTGCAGTCGTTAAATTTGAAGGCAATCGAGTTCGCCTCAACATCGACGGCAAACGAACATGGTTCAAACGCGAAGCATTAGAAGTGGTTCAGAACAAAGAACGTGCTACTCGCAAAACCACTAAAATGGCAGTTTACCGCAACGAGATGGCTAAACGTGTTATGGCAGGTGAAAGCAAAGAACAAGTTTACGCTGACATGATCCAATACTGCAAAGACACTGGTTTGATTGCTAAACATCGTGACGTTTGGGTTTACTTTGCTCGCAGCTGGGAGCGTGTTAGCAGCGAACCAAGCAAATTTGTATTATAAGCCTAGAGAGTAAGGCAAGCGCGATTTCTTGTAAAGGATTTCGCGCTTCAATTTCATTGTCAAACTCGGTAAATACAACAAAATACACGAGATTATGACATGACATTAGAAGATGAATTCAAGCACATGACCGATGCTGCAATACGGTCAAAGACACGAGGCGCCATGAAATGGTTTCTTGGAAAGATTAGAACTGTTAGAGGTGGTGAAGCCATTATAAAAGATAACCCCGATTTTGCTGCGCCAGTGAGAAGCAATCATAAACCATTCATAGGTGGCATGTTCACTTATTGGTATCTAGCTAAGACTCGCGAAAAGCTTCCGTACTGGGATGCCTTTCCTTTGATTATTCCTATTGAGTTTTACTCAGACGGTTTCCTAGGTATTAACTTGCACTATCTGCCTATTCAGCTTCGAATAAAGATGCTCGACAAGCTGATGAAATACGAGACCCAGGCTTCAACAGGCGGCAACGGTGTTAGAACATATATGAAGCTGTCTTATCCTATGCTGAAAGCCATGAAGGATTTGCCTGCTTTCAATTTCTGCCTGAAGCGTTATTTGTACACTCAAATCAAATCGAAAGTAATTAGAATCGACAGTTCGGCATGGCGTGAAGTGGCTTTCCTTCCGACTCAGCAATTCCAGAAACAATCTGAAACTGTTGTGTGGGCAGATGCAAAACGTGCAGCCCGGAGATATGGCAGAGCAAAACGAAAAGGTAAGAAATAATGTATCATTTGATTGAACCACTGAACTATAAGATAGGCGATAGCACATACGAGATGTCAAACCTCGTTGCTGCTATTGTTCTGAAACGACTCAATATTGATAGAACCTTTCTGTTCAAGGAAGTTATCATTCAGCCCGATGCAACACCAGAACAGATAAGCTTCGACCAGTACGGCACCACTCAATACTGGTGGGTCATTGTACTCGTGAATCATATTGTTGACCCGTGGTCGGATTTGCCGATGAATAATGACCTTCTCGTGAACTATACAAAGGCAAAATACGGTAATCCAGACGACCTGCATTGGTTCATCGATATTCGAACTAATACAGTATGCGATGACCGAAGCACAGAAGAAAAGTGGACGCAAGAGTGGCAGAATCAAACCCTGCCAGAGTACATTGTGCCTGTAAGTCATCTTGAATACGAAGCAGACCTCAATATCAAGAGAACACGGATTCAGGTTGTAAACCCGGACTACATTTCAACATTCGAAGAAGTGTTCAAGGAAACAGTAAATGAAGATTAAGCAATCAGGCTTTGGCGACCTCTACTCGTACGAAGTCACTCACAACGGTAAACCAATTACCGATGCTGTCGTTACTCTTCAGATATTCCAGAACTTGCTTTCTCCTGTATGGAATGTTCAGATTGAGATTCTTGATACTGTGAACCGTGCAGCAAAGTTCAAGGCTGGCGACAAGTTCGGAATCATGCTCGAAACCAAGCAAGGATTTGACACAGACGGAAAGTATAACTTCGATTGTTTCTTGTACGAGATTGTCAATCGAACTCAGCACTCTCAGAACACGGTATCGCTTATCGTTAAGTGTGCAACACATGGCTTCAGAGAGAATCATGTCGAAAAGGTGAAGAAGGTATTTAAGAACAAATCTCAGGACAAGATTGTGAAAGAGATTGTTCAGGATTCTCTTCATGCTACGGTTGGCGATAAACCTCCGAAACCAGCTCAGCATGAACCTCACACACCGTATAAACAGAAAGACGGTAGTCGTCAGCCAAGCAAGGCAGAGGATGATATCGTGTATCTTGGGTCGAATGTGGCTCCGTTCGATGCCATTGCTTATATGCTGAAGAGTGCGAAGATGGATGGCAAGGCAGACTTTGTATTCTTCACAAAGGATGCTCAGTCCAAGAAATTCGACTTTGCTTCGCTGTCTAATATGTTTAGAAGAAAACCTGTTGCCAAGTTTGTTCAGCGACCGAATGCAATTCTTGAAAAAGGCGATTACAGACTGAACAAGAATCTAGAGTTCACATTCTTCGTGTTTGACCATTTTGACGATATCGGCAATGCTGCTTCTGGATTCAAGGGCAATACTGTCTTCACATTCGACATGACTTCGAAGAAATTCGAGTCTAAGCCGAAAGGCAAACAGAAGGATGCTTGCTATGGCTTCGAGCCTGTCCATAAGGAATACCTCGATGCTGGCCCAGGTATGCACGAGCAAGCAAAAGACTGGTGGCCGAGTCGCCGTCAGGATTTATTCAAAGCCGAGCAAAACAAGCTGAAGATACAAACCTTCGGGCACGCCAAGGCATTTGGCTGGCTTGCAGAAACAGTTGAAGTCGATGTGCCTGCTAATAACAGTCTTGACGAGCAAGCAAGACTCGACGACAAATATAAAGGGAAATACATGGTATCAGCAGTAATGCACTATATCACATCCGAAAAGTATTATTGCAACTTCGAACTCGTTAATGGGTGGTCGAAATGAATTTCAGCTTCGGTAATTTCGTCTGGTGGATAGGCAAGGTAGTCGACATTGAAGACGAGAAGAAACTTGGTCGAGTTAAGGTTCGAGTGTATGGCTATTACGATGAAGAGATTCCAGACGAAGACCTGCCCTGGGCAGTTCCCGTGTCGCCTATTCAATCCTCTTCGTACAATAAGGTTGGTTTCAGTCCAACAGGCATTCAGGTTGATGCGACTGTGATTGGATTCTTCATGGACGGCGAAACTGCTCAGGTTCCAGTCATAATGGGCACATTGCATGGCATTGCAGACAAAGGGCACGACGTTCATCCTCTTGCACTTGGTCAAGGCGGTGGCAATAAGCCAAACTATCATGGAGTAGGTCGAGGTTCTGCATACAATGCGAAGTATCCGCACAATCACGTTATCAGCGGAGAGAACGGCACTATCGTTGAACTTGACAACACAAAAGACAACGAACGCATTGCATTCGAGCATCCCAAGGGAACATGGATGGAAATTCAGCCCGACGGAACAAGAGTTAATCAGACCTCGGAGAACGAGTATCGTGTTGTGAACAAAGACGACTATATTCTCGTCAACGGCAATGCAACGATTATGATTGGCGGCGATGTTAGAATCGAAGTTGAAGGCAATGTTTCCGAGCACGTCAAGGGCAATAAGATTACCAGGATTGACGGAAGCTATACCGTGCATTCTGATGGTCAATATACACGAACGACTAAGTCATCTTCGAGAGAAGCCAGCGAAGGCAATCATAAGATAACGGCAAACAGAATTGACCTTAACTAAGTAATAGGCAAATAAACTAGTTTTGTGAAAAGGAATTATTAAAGATGGCATCGAGCACTACTTCCAACTATCTCTTCAACAAAGAGATGAAATACATTCTGAAGGGCGAGTCATTCCAAGTGCCGACTACCCTATATGTTGCATTGTTTACCACTGTTCCTCAATTGACTGGTGCAGGCGGTGTTGAGGTTTCGACTTCTGGTACTGGTTATCAGCGAGTTCCGATTCTTCAGAACACGGGGTGGCAAGGACCAGCTGGCACAAATCAGGAGTATTCAAACGCAGCCGATTTGAGCTTCCAAGTACCGACAGGGAATTGGGGCACAATCACCGGATGCGGCATTTACTCTGCACAAGACGCCGGCGACCTATATTGGGTTGGTTATCTGACAACTTCGAAGGCTGTAACCGCTGGTGACGGTGCTCCGAAAATCCTCGCAAACGCATTGAAGATTAGTCGAGCTACCTGTTAAGGTTGACATTTCAATAGATTCAAATTATAATGGACAAGTTCTTAATAGTGGGCTTGTCCATTTTTTATATCATATGACAAAAGAAGAATTACGACAGTTCATTCTCGATAATTTTCCGATGAAGAACGGAAGATTCACAGGAAATGTTGAAGCATATTGTAAACGTCGTTGGATGGATGTTTACGATGCAATAGTTCAATCATCAGAATACGAGAAGTTCAGCGATAAGGCATACTGTATTATAGAAGGCGGCGAGCATCGTTGCATTCATTGCAATACACTAATACCATTCACATGGGAAAAGCGCGAGCACAAATACTGTTCAAGAAAGTGTATGGTTGCTTCTGAAGAATGGCGACGTTTGTATAAGGAATCTTGCCTTGAAAAATACGGCGTTGATAATTGCCTGAAGTCTGATGAGGTTCAGGCAAAGAGGAAAGCCACATGCGTTGAGAAATATGGGCACGAGAATCCGTTTGGCAGTGAGATTATCAAAGACAAGATAAAATCAACAATGCTCGAGAAATACGGAGTTACGAGTCCTATTCAGAATGAAGAGATACGTCATAAAACCGAAGAGACTTGCATGAAGCGATACGGAACATCGAATCCTTTGGGTTCTGCATTAGTTCAGGCGAAGTCGAAGGAAACAATGACTACCAAATGGGAGAATATAATCAACAATGGTCTTCGTCTGTATTTTGGCGCAGGGATAACCAAGTGGGTTAAGGAATTATAGTCTAACATAACAAAAGCCTCGTTTCCATAAAGGATTCGAGGCTTAATCATATTCAAACGTTATCTTGTGCTTCGAGTTCAAATGTATCCGAGATATACTCGTCCAGCGTGTGTTTCAATTTTAACACTTGTTTTAGTGATGGCTGGAATATTTCTCTTCCCATTCTCGACTCAAGACAAATAAAAATTTCATTGTCTCTATCTAACACAACGGAAAGATTGGTGTTAACATCGTTTTCAACCAAAAGTTTTCTAAACATAATCTTCTCTCAGTATAATAAAGAAAGACCATTGTCCAACGGGTACTAAAGATAGGAGGACAGGATGAAATAATTGGCAATGGTCTATAAAGCTGTTACAGCATCTGACTAATGATGTACAGAATTGTTTTGCGCTCGGGTGTCAGGATATAGAACACATTAGACACAATCAGAGTAATCAGAAGAATCTTGGTGATTCGACGAGCCACCTTCGCGAATCGCATAACCTCTTGGTCTCGATAGGTCATGAAGGTCACAAACAATGCAATGATAAAACCAGACAACGACATGATTCTCAATGCTTCGAGCGAGAACTTCAGGTTGCTCACAACATCGGCAAGGTAAAACAGGAAAGCCTTATTCATAATACAATCTCCAAGTACCAGCCGTCTTCGAATGCTTCTTCTGGCTGATATGCAATGTCAACAAATTCGCTATCAGAAACATGAAGGATAAAGCTCGGCACAATGTCATTGCCGTCAACTTCGGCTTTGATTGAAAATGTTCCGCTTTCGGACTCGCCAGAAATAACAATCTCGCTGCCGTCTTTAATTACAGAACTCAATGGTGCTTCGACGTCGTCATTGCGTGCTACGAACCAACCGTATTCGTCATTCCAAATCAATTCCATTTTCAATGCCTTTCATAAAAGCTTTAGTTCATGTTTCGTATTATATTAGTTATTCTGACGGTATGTCAATTAAATTTTTAAATAACCTTGACAAATATCTATAGGAAATCACAATGGCTGGATACAAAAGAGTCCTTCGCGACCTCGAGCCTGTTGCATTATATTCATTTGACGGAGAACAGCTGAAGAACGACAGACGCTTTCTTGAGCGCGAAGATATCATAGACGATACTGGTAATAGTAATGGTGGGCTTCGTCTCGAAACACAAGATACACTCATGCCCTGCTATTACATGACATCTGGTCTTGCACCTCTCGACAAATACGAACAGAGAGCAATGCGATTCTGTCCGCAGGGTCCACAACCATACGCCGAACAGCATGGTCAATCGAGATGGCCGAAGGCATATATTCTGGCACCGAATTGTCTAGAATGGGATTTCAGCCGCAACGAGTTTACCTATGTTTTCCTGATGCGTAGGGAATCTTCAAAATACGAATACGACAACAATGACGAGAAATACGGTCACTATCATTATCGTGATGTAATCTTTACACATACAGGCATTGTTGAATTTGGTGTTGAGCATGGCTGGAACAGGGGCGAACGTGGCTGGATTAAATTCCCACCCATCAATAACGAGTATTTGTTCTTTAACAGACCTACTGTGAACTCGAAGATTGGCGAGAAGGCAACAATGGTCACTGTTCGATTCAAGGCTGGCAGGCTTCAGGTGTTTGCCAATCTTGAAATCATCTTCGACAAAACATACGATATTGACGAGAATATATTCAGCATTGACCGTGGTAGCAAGGAACTCACAATTGGCGGTCGTCATGTTCCAACCGCAGAAGCTGAATTCCGTGTTTCTGATAGGATTACTGCACCAACAGATATTGACCAGTTCACTGTGTATAACAAAGCCTTGACCGATGTTGAGCTTGCTCGGCTTTATCGTAGAATCTGGGGCTACGTTGATATGATTGAAGCCGACAGTCCATCGGCATTCTTCACGTTTGACGATATGTCGCTTCGGACAGACAAGAAGATTGAGAAGCGTGTCGGCAATTATCAAGACCTTATTGTAATGGGAGAACGCGATAAGGTTATCGCGAGGAAGCCCGGACCATGGGCGACAACAAAGGCGATGTCATTCACCGATGTAGTCTTGAGGAATCCTTGGGATACTGGCTTAAGAGCAAACTTCGTGCAGCTTGGTCAGGATTTCACAATGTCATTTGCGTTCAAGATTGAGCATTCTGAGCGTGGTGTTTTGTTCAGTCATGCAAGCGAAGAACCTCCGTATTATGGATTCACACTATGGACACATAGTTCAAACAGAAGATACAGTCAGGGTTGGCTCGAGTTAGTATTCAGCCAAGACCTGCTACCCGTTACAGTATCGTCCAATCTAACCTCGGGTTGGCATTCTATTGTTATTCGCAGACGAGGAGTGTTCTTCGATGTGTGGTTTGATGGAGAAAGAACAGTATTCGAACACCGTGTTGAATATCCGCAAGAAGTTCGCGGCACTGTCAAGATTGGTGAATACTTCTTTGGTAGTCATCTTGACATTAAACCAATTAGTGGTTTCCTTGCCAACTTTGTCGTGTATCAGAGAGCATTACCCGAAATCAAAATCAAAGCGTTCAATGCCTTCGAAAGCATCTATACGATTAGAGGTACTGCGACAGTTAATGGTAATCCTGCCGTGCTCGATATACGAGTCTATAGTCATACCACAGGTGAACTTATAACCTCGGAAAAGAGCAATCCCGAAACAGGTGTTTGGGTGTGTCATCTACTAACAAACGAGGCAATCGATATCGTTGCACTTGACCATCAGGATGCAACTATTAAGGTGAAGAGTTACGGACCAATCCTGCCAAGCGAGAATAACGACGAGCCATATAGACTATGAGCTATACTAACAATTTCAACTTTGAATGCCCTTACTCACAAAGCTGGCATAATGACTTCGACTTCCCTTATATGGGATGTTCGAATACGCTCGGCTTGGTTGAGATTCCGCACGGGGCATCGGTTGAATTTGACCTTCGTGTTGGTGTAGAGCTTCTATTATATCATGGTCAAGAACTCAGGTTCGAGTTTGCAAAAGAATCCAAGCTGTTTGAGTTTTCGATGTATCACGGCGAGGATTTGTATCCGAAGATTCAGCCCAGATATTACTTCGGAACAACGATGTGGAAGGGCGAGCTGCTCAACCCCGAGGTTCGTTTCTTCCCAACAATCGAGCTGACTCTAAAGAATCTCGAACATGGTTCATTCAGCTATGCTTCTCTTAATACCGAGCCAAGATTCGCTGTTGATGAGATTAAGACAGGTTCAACACTGAGTGCAGGCAAACTGGTCACTCCGTTTGTTCTTGCATTCAACAGTAATAGGAATGGTTCAAGACTAGATTTCGACCTTACACTAACAGGCGGCAATTATCTAGAAGGAATTGATGCATATCACGGCGAGATTGGTTATGCGACTCTGAATAATGCAGCACCAGCAATCAGACCATTCGTAAAACACGGCGCCATACTAGAAGCTGATACTCTTGTGGCGTTGAAGCCGTTACCGTTGCCTGGGATGAACATCTGGCACGATGCAAAACTAGTCGGCGATGTTTCTGCTTCGTATCAGCTGCCACCAAAAGCATTGCATGGTGCAATAGTAGACTTCGAGATTACTGTCAACGACGATGACCTATGGCGTGTACGAACTGGTCATCATACGAAGGTTGAATTGTCTGTTTCATCTTCTCTTGCTGTTAAGAACATTGAACACGGCGAAGGCACAGAGTTCAATCTCGAAACACGCGGTCCACCACTATTTGAACCCAATGCTGTTCATGGTGCGAAGTTTGAAGCAGAATTGACACATTTGTATTCCGCTGCATTATATCCATATCCGTTTGTACATGACCAATGGTTTGACCCGACGATTACGCCAACCACATTGCATTTCAACACATGCCATGCTTGCGATTATCCAATCAAGCACTGGAACTTTATCATGCAGCTTGAACGTTATCCGAGCTTGCTTGAAACATGGAGTGCAGAACTTAAAACCAGAACTGTGGTTGACCTCAGTATTGACAGAAACATCGAAGTCAATATGTACGATGGCTTCCAGGTTGGTTTGCAGATGGATAATGTCACTCCTGTTGAGCCTGCTATACTATGGCATGGTAGCAGAGTAGAACCATTCTGGCTTACGACACAACCAAGGATTGATACAGACCATACTAATCCCGAGCCCAACCCAGATGACATGATTATCGAGGTTGAGACCGAAGACCCGAAACCCGAACAGTATATTTCGCTTCGTGGTGGTGCTTATGGTCTGCTTAATCTGTCTGCATACAGATGGCTCAATCCCGAGTTCCATGTTGGCGAGAGAATCGAATGGGTTCTTACCATAGACGACTTTACTTTCCCAATGTATCATGGTCAGATTCTTCAGCCTGGTCTTGCGACAACAGTCAGACTCAATCCCGAGTTTGATTATGGTGCTTCTCTCAGTGCTACATTGTACGACCCGCCAATCATGATGTACGATGGCTCGCGCCTGGACTTCAGCATGAAACTCGTTTACGATGTAGAGTGGACAGAAACAGGCTGTGTTGATAACGAATGGGTTGATGCAAACGGCGAGCATAAGGTCGCAATCGAGATGGAAGAGTTCAGGCATTCGCTGAAAGCAAGGTGTTTCTAATTATGAGTGCAAAGAGTATTCAACAGCGAATCGATAATGGCGGAACGTTTGATACATTCACACCTGGTCAGACGTTCTCCACACTCTCGCAAGTATATCGGTTTACGCTTATTAAGAACGACAGTATCGAGTTCAGGATTTCTGTGATAAATGCTCAGACGACACCCAAGTATTCGATAACGTTCTATAGATTCGATAACAACAAGGTAAAACAGTTTCAGAAGTACAATGGATATCAGTGGAACTATAAGTTCAATATTGACCTTGCGAAGGGTGATTGGTTCATTGAATTTGAAACTAATGCAGAGTTACAGGTCAAATCTATTCCGACAGACTTTCATTATAAGGCTCAGTTTCAGTTTGACCTAGTGCATGGTTCTAAGTTTCGAGCTTCATTAACGACAAAGAAAAGACCAGTCGAGTGTCATGAAGAACTCGAATACGAGATTATTGATGGTGAAGTGCCGCCTGGTCTGAAACTGTTCAAGACTGGTCTTATTCGTGGCATTGTTGAGAATCTCGACTGTATCAATGACGGAGAAGGCAGATACAACCCAAGCTTCAACTGGTATTACGACAATCACGATGGCACATCTCAGTCCTGGGGCAGAAGATGGCGGTTCAAGGTTAGAGTGAGAATCAAGTCTCAACCAGATGTGTTTGCAGACCAGTGGGTTTGTATTCGTGTCTATAATAACTGGAACCTCGATGCTGCGATGTTTTCGGAAGAAGATGACACTGTCTATTATGCAAGAGAATCGAAAGCCGAAATTCCAAGCATTCCCGAACTGTGTCCGCCTTGTCCGAGCGAACCAGATATCACAATGCCGAAGATTGACATTCAGACTGTTGAAAGGTTCGAGCAGGTTGAATGTGTTCCGTGTGCAGACCCGACCACTCCGGTCAAGACTGAAACCTATCCAATTCCAAGAGACCTAAGAATCAGAACTCCGGATGAATTGATTCGATATTATCTGAAGTATCATAACAACTTCGAACCTCTTGTGATGGCATTGCATAATTCGGCATTGATGCACGAGATTATCGATAATCTAGGCAAAGATAATAGGTTTCCGTCAACTGTGTACGAAATCAAGATTGCCGATGATAGTGTCACCTTATACAAGTATTGGTTAAAAGAAAACACATCGGTCAATTCTGTTGATGCTATTATGCGAGCAGAGAAAACAATCACGGGGCAGGTTAATCCTACTGATATTGTATCCTATCATGGTGCTCATATGCGTGGAGTTCTAACATGGTAAATGACCTTTGTAATTGCAAAGAACCAGATGATATACGACAACCATCTGAAATCAATAAGGAATTGTGCCCGTGTGAGAAAGAAGACGAGCCAATCATAAAACACAAAACAGAACTTGTTGAAATGAAAAGGAATTGTATTAACTCAATAGCAGAAAAGCTGTCGAAATTTAAATATTGCAAACAAACACCAGGATGCGATTGAAGATGGCAGCTAATGCAATAAGAGTTAATGACATGACAACTGGTCACGGTTGTTTTCCTCCGCAAAAACTATCAGAAGGTTCGCCCGACGTGTATGTGAACGGAAGACCAGTTATCAGACAAGGCGATGTTGCTCAGGCTCATATGTGCGGGATGATTGAATCTGCTCATATTGGTATTGTGAAAGAATACTATAGGAAATGTACTGTATTCATAAACGACAGGATTCCTGCTCGATTGCTCGATAAGCTTGAGAAGGGATACCTTGTTGAAACAGGCGAAGAATGCGGTTGCGATGGCAAGATTATAACAGGCGCAAAAACCGTGTTCTTCGATAACAGGAATTCATGATGTTTTATAATGATATTAATCTAAACTTCAAGCCCCATCCACTGACAGGCGATATAACATTCCTCGCAGACGATAACGCTGTCAAGAGGTCGCTAGTTCATATTGCTTCTATGCTACCGTATGACATTCCGTTTGAAGCAGAAAAGCATGGTCATATTCGAGAGCTTCTATTCGAGAATCCGTCTGATGCAACTATTGTGGCACTAGAACAGAGAATAAGATGGGCTATCGAAACAATGGAACCTCGAGCCAGGATTGACAACATTGATATTACTCTTTCTGCTCAGGAGAACGGATATCACATTAAGGTTGACTTCCATGTTGTTAGTCTTATCGAACAGCAATCAATCGAATTTTATATGGAAAGACTAAGATGAACGTTTCTCAAATTGATTTCAATCACTACAAGCAAAAGCTGAAAGAGTATCTTCGTTCCGATAATCGGTTCCGCGATATCAACTTCGAAGCTTCTGGTATTAATGCTATTCTGAATCTATTGGCGTATAACAGTCATTATCTTGGCTCGTATATGTTTATGCTCAATAACGAATCAAGCATTGATACTGCCCAGACAGCTCAGTCTGTTTACTCCAAGGCACGAGGATTGGGCTATACTCCGAGACTGAAGAAATCGGCAACTGTCGAGGTCACAGTTTCAAGGATTGAAGATACCTTCCCCGATAAAGGGTATGTTGTATTGCATCGCGGCAAAGAGATTACTGGTACAGTATCACGAAGCTCGGACTCTCGCAAGTTTGTCAACATGGATGACATCTTCTTGTACGACTACGAGAAGACAATAGACAATAAATGGAAGTTCAAGTCTGGTCGTGCTGTATTAACAGAAGGCAGACTAAGCTCATGGGAATTCCGCGTCAATAGTTCTGTTCGATATCAGCGTTTCGTGATTAAAGACAAATCTGCCGACGTTGATAGTCTTCGTGTATTTGTTAAGTCATCTGATGCAGACAGCGGTGTTCGATACGATAAGGCTATTAGTGTATTCGATGTGAAGACCGATAGTCCCGTGTATTATACATCTGTTACACGAGACGGCTATCTCGAAGTATTCTTCGGTGCCAATGTATTTGGTAGACAACCAGAAGATGGCAAAATCATTCGATGCGAGTATGTTTCTAGTTCTGGCGAGCTTGGTAACGGTGCCGAAGCATTCAGCTTCCCGGGCTTCGAAATCACTGCTAACGAGCCGTCCAATTCTGGTTCTGATGGGGAAAGCATAGAGTCGACACGATTCAATGCCATGACTCATTTCAGAAGTCAGAACAGATTGCTGACTCCAGACGACTATCGAAGTGCTGTTCTTTCTTACTTCAGAAACATTCAGGCGATTAACGTTTGGCGAGGTGAGGAACACTTCAGAAAATCGTATGGCAAGGTTTATATCTCTATCAAGCCATACTATGCAGACCGATTGTCTAAATCTGCGAAGAAGATTATTGAAGACAGATTGCTTGAAGACTCGAAACGTCTTGGTGCAGAGCCATTGTTCATCGACCCCGAGTTCATCGAATGCGATGTTGACATTGTTCTTGATACAGACATCAACAAGACATCGACGACTGTGAAGGCTGTGAACGATGCTGCCGTTGCCGCTGCCATTGAGTATAACACTAGTCAGCTTAATGTGTTTGGTAATAGTTTGTCTGATGTTGAACTGAACGACAAGATTCGCAAATCTTCAAAGGCAATTAATTCCTCGTTCACAAGAAAAGCACTCAGGAAACAAGTTGGGTTCAGAACAGATGACACAGGCACTATTGCTGTATTCTTCGGTAATCCGATTATTCCTGGTAGTGTTGAGTTTGAACTCGTTGGACAGAATTACACGTTCAGATGCTCAGACAATAACGGCATTATAAACGGTGTGACCACTAATGTTCGACACCCAATTACAAGAGAGATTGGCAAGGTTGATTACGAGACTGGTTTGGTTCAGTTCAATCTGCCCGAGAACAATCCTGGCAAAGGGTCAACTGTTGTTTCGTGTACTCCGAAGAATCCCGATGTGAAATCGTCATTCAATAATATTGTGCGAATTGCACGAGTGAGGGTCGTAGATGAGTAAGTCTATTATTCCTGCCATTAATACTCACTTTCCTGCATATGCGAAAGATTATGGTCGGTTCAGAGAGTTCATGCTCGCATACTTCGCTCAGCTTGAAGAAGATGGCAATCCGATTGAGTATGCCAATACATTCTTGGATAATACCGATTCCACAAACGAGGAAGCTCGCTACTGGGATTCAATCCTTGCAGACCTGGCATGGAAACTTGGCTTAGATACGAAGATTCCGAAACGTGTGTTTGTCACATTTATTCGTGATTATTATCTGAGCCGAGGTTCTAAGAAATCGCTTGTATTCTTGTTCAGGCTTCTGTTCGGTGTCGATGCTCAGGTGTCTTATCCAAGAGATGATATGCTCACTCTTGACCACACTGATTATAGTGGCTTCGTGTTCATGTTCTTCGAAGATTCAATTGACGAAGTAATGCTAATGAGACTTCGGAATGCTGCATTGGAGTTCGGACTAACAGGCGAAGGCATAATATCGAAATCGAAACTGATTGTGGACAATGTTGTGAAGACCCGCGGGCTTGTGAAGATGACAGTATCGACAACCGATACTTTCGTGCCTGGCGAGAGTGTTCGGTTCACAGGCGATGGTGTTTCTGTATTGCTGAAGAACAAACCAAACTATTCGATTTTTCCAACAGACGAAACTCCGTGCTTTGCCGAACCGTCTCACCCGTATTCGAGAGTGAAGAAACATGCCGCAGGCAGTATTGACGAGATTGAAATTATCAATGGCGGTTCAGGTAATCCCGATAAGCTAGAGATAACAGCATCGGAATCGGGTGGTTTCTTTGGTCAAGCAACATCGACTTCTGGTGTTGTTACAAAAGCCGATGTTCTGTCGAAGGGCGAAGGATTCAAGACCATCCCGAGATTGATATGCGGCAATGCAAATCTAAAAGCAAAATCGAAAACAATCGGCAAACCGCTAATTGTCGAAACCACAGAGCCATGCTTCAATAATACCGAGACCAAGTTCAAGACGAAACTGACAGCATTATTTGAACAACCGAAGGCATGGAGTGTCGATAACCATCTGCTTGACCACGATGCTGTTCTTCAGGATAGTTACTATTATCAGCAATTCAGTTATCGTGTTGAGTCATCGGTTTCAAGAACAGAATACGAACATATCGTATGGGATGAAGTGCACCCATCTGGTGTTGTTATGTTATCGAAACTGAATATCGGTATTAAAGACAAGATTAAAATGAAGATTAGGAAAATCAAATGATTGGATTTATTCTATCGAGTATGATTCGCGGCATCAATCGCAAAGAGAAACAAGCATGGGCGCAGGGTATCGTTTATGCTCAGGGCGATGTTGTTATCTCGGGCAATAAGAAATACATTGCAATGAACAATGGCACTTCGGGTCAGATTGTTCCGCAACACAATACTGGTCAGGCAACAGACGGCGAGGTCATTTGGTTGTTTGTTGAAGCACTTGATGCTATCGACCCGCCCACTGAAACTGTTTATCTTGGTGTCGGAACCAATAAGCCAGTTTACTTCAAACAGCTTTCTTCGACTTCGTTTTCTGCTTCTGTTTCCTATATCAAATGGAAGAGTGGTCTTGAAGTAAACGAGAAAGACATTGTGCTACACAATAACAATGTTTTCGTTATCGTTGTTGGTGGTACTTCGACTGTTGAACCAAGCGACACATCAGCATTCAACGTGAAGACTGCCGATGGTATCGTGTGGCGTTATTGTGGTGAGATTGTAAAATCAAAACGTCGGTTCATCACAGACGAAAAGATGCCGATTGATATGTCAAAGTATCAAGAACGCAATGTGCAATGGACTTGCGAAATCGTCAGTCAGAATGGCACCATCGCTCAATCCGATATTCCTCGTGGTATTGGTGCAGAGGTTACTCCAGAAGGCAAACTTCAGAAGCCATGGGTTACCGAACAGACTTCGACAGATATCGTTACTATTGGTTCAAGTCAAGGCAAGAATGGCAAGCTTAAGGTCGAACTCGATAACGGCAAAGTCAAGCTGTCTATTATAGAAGCCGGAGAAGGATACTCAACAGGCGAGGAAATCATTGTAGTTGGTAATGGCTCGGGGTTCAAGGGCAAAATCAAGACTGACTCGAATGGCTCAATTACCGAGCTGAATATTACAAACGAAGGCGAGAACTACACCTGGGCAGAATATCGAATCGTATCTGCCAATAATGCAGTCGTTAAGATTACACGTTTGGCGTATGCACCCTGGGGGATTTTAAATAACGGCAGTGCAGATTCGTTTGTAATCAACACTTCGATTCATGATGTTGAAGGTATCATTAATAGTGCAACATCGTATGATACTGTATGGTTAGTTTGTACAGAAACAGGGCAGAAACGGAATGTCAAAGAACTTCCGAAGTATATTGAACTATTCAAGCATAAGCTGACCGAAATCAAGCAACGAAGTGTTGGTCAAGAAGAATCAATTACAATCCAAATCAATCTGGAATAACGAAACATGGCAATCAATACTAATGTCGCACCGTATTTTGACGACTTCGAACGGAAAAAGAACTATCTGAAGGTTCTGTTCAGTGCTGGTCGTCCGGTTCAGGCTCGCGAACTGAATACAATGCAGACCATTATTGGAAATCAGCTTGGTGTATTTGCTGACCATATTTTCAAGAATGGTTCTCGTGTAAGCAATGGTTCCGTATCCATTGTGAATTACGAATATGTTCGTCTTGCAAGTCATCGAACCAATACCGAAGAAACAGATGTTTCCAAGGTTCTAAACACCATGAAGCTTGTTGGTGAATCTTCTGGTGTCGAAGCAAAACTGGTTCACAAAGAGAATGCAACTGCCGATACTCCAAACACTCTCTACGTTGTCTATACCAAGACAGGCAACGATGCTCAGAAGACTCGTTTCGTACCTGGCGAAACCATTGCTTGTCAGGACGAAGCTGGCAATAAACTGTATGATGTGAATGTCAAATGTCCGACTTGCCCAGGTGCGCCTGACCCTCAGGATAAGATTGCACCAGCTGGCTATGCTGGTATTTTCCTCAACGTCGCTGCTGGTATTTTCTACTGGAATGGTCAGTTTGTTGATGTTCCGAGTGGCATGATTCTTTACTCGAGATACGGCGAAGACGTGACCTGTAAAATCGGCTTCGATGTTGTCGAGAAAATTATTACTGCCGAAGATGACGAAACTCTTTACGACAATGCACTCGGTTATCCTAACGAGACTGCTCCTGGTGCAGACCGTTTGTCTGTAAACTTTGTATTGACCAAACGCACCGACAAGATTGCAGACGGTTCCAAGTTTATCGAACTCGCAACTATCGAGAATGGCTATGTTCAGACCATCAAGTCCGACTATGAATACTCCGGTATCATGGACACGATGGCAAAACGCACATTCGAAGAATCTGGCAACTATACTGTGAACGCATGGAAACCAATCTATCGTGAACACAAGAAAGAGTTCAAGGATGACCCGAATGGTTTCATCTTCGGTCCAGAAGGCAAAGAAGAACTCGTCAACTGCTTGCTCAGTCCTGGTGTCGGTTATGTCAAGGGTTATCGCGTTGAAACTCCGTTTGAGACTTTCATCAATATTCCGAAGGCGCGAACCACGGCTTCAATCAACAATGGTTCTGTGTTCTTCGCCGAAGGTTGCTATATCGACCTCATTCCCGATGAAACTCTGAGCGTATGGCCCAATGACCCTGCTGCAAGTTCTACTGTTACACTTGCCGAAGTTCAGCTTTACGATGGCGAGCCTAATAGTAATGCTCCGACTGGTCAGGTTATCGGGTCGTTGAGGATTGCCGACGCTACCTATATCGGCAAAAACAAAGACCACAAGAAAGTGTGGCGTTACAAAGTAATTGACAGCAAACTGAGCCAGCCTGCTTCCAAGGTTAAATGTGTTTCTTCCGAGACCAACCGATTCCTGGCTGTGCCTGCTTCTGATACTGGTTTCACTCTGGTAAATCAGTCAATGAAAACGATGTTCTGGCCTTTGCCGAAGAACAACGTCAAATCGTTGCGAGACAGCGATAATCATGACCGTGGTAGTATCAAGATTGCCATGCGTAAGAAACTTACTGCCACGCTTGATGCTTCCGGCAACTATCAGTTCACATTGTCTGGTGCAACTTTCGACAGCAATATCAAGGACACGATTATCGTTGTTGGTAGTGCTGGCAATTATGTTTCTGTGTATGCAACTGCTGATAACTGTGTTCCTGCTGGCAATACATTGGATATCAAACTCGGAGCAAGCGAATCAGGCAAGCTGGTTTCTGTGATTCATACCGTAACCACAATCGACCTGATTGAGAAACGCAAACAATCGCAGACCGAAGTTAAGGTGGGCATCAAACGCATTGATACCGACAACTTCAAGCACGTCATCAAACTTGGCAAGGCAGATGTGTACAAGCTCGAGTATGTTCGCGCTTATAATTCTGCATCTCCTGCTGTTCATGAAGATGTGACTAAACTGTTTGACCTGAATACTGGAGTTACTCCGTTCGCATACGGTGAATCAAGTGTTCAGAAAAAAGAAGGCGAAGTGATTAGCAATGCCTTCGATATGATTGATATCAAGTTCCGATACTTCGGACACTCTGATCCCAACAGCGCAGGTTACTTCACTATCGACAGCTATGACGCTGTTCTCGGCGATGAGGATAGCGGAGTTACATACAAAAACCTACCACGCTATGTTGACAGCGCAGGCAATCAATATACTGCCGACCAGATTATTGACTTCCGTACTGTTATGGTAGGTGGTCAAGGTGGCGAAGTTCCTGCGACAAAATCAACTGCAATCTTCGACATGACATATTATGTTGGTCGTATGGATTTGCTCAGTGTTGACTCCGATGGCAAGTTCTTCCATGTGTATGGTACACCTGCTGATAGTCCGAAAGTGCCGATTGTTCGTCAGGATGATATTATGCCTTTGTATAAGGTATTTGTTCCGGCTTATACCTATTCGGCAAAAGATATCAAGGTTACGAAAATCGAGAACAAGCGTTATACAATGCGTGATATCGGTCGTCTCGAAAAACGTATCGAAAACCTTGAATACTACACGACATTGTCGTTGCTTGAATCTAAGGCTGCTGCATCTAATGTGAAAGACAAGAATGGTCTTGACCGATACAAAAATGGCTTCGTTGTTGATGATTTCAGCAAATACTCAACAGGCGATACCAGCAACAATGAATTCCGTGGTATTAACGATACCGACAAATTCGAGTTCAGACCATTCAGTGTTCTGAACAATCGGAAAGCTGTGTTTGACCCGAAAGCTTCGACCAATATGTTTGTCACTGCTGGTCGTGTTGCTTATCTGCCGTTCAAGCATGAATTGGTCGATGAACAACCGTTTGCTTCTCGAAGCCTGAGTATCAATCCTTACCTGATTTATCGTAAGGCTGGTAATCTCGTCTTAACGCCGAATGTTGATTCATGGTCAGACACGGAGCGACTGCCAGACTATCAGATGAACATTGATACTGGTGTCGATGCAATTCGTAAGCTTGCTGAACGCACTAATAGCATTGTTACTGCATTCAACAACCACGTGGCTGCAAACAGCACGATTCAGACTAATGGTACTGTTGATACTGGTCTCGGTACTATTAACCGTCAGATGACAAATCAGCGGACTTCGACAACTACATCGACTGCACAGACGTCAACTGGCACTACAACCACAACGACTACCACAACATCGGGTACTGCCGTTGACCGAAGAACAGAACGTCATGCTTCTATCGAGTCGCAGACGAAGACCTATGGCTTTGACCGTGTTACTGATGTGAAGACCATTCCTTATATGCGTGCTCGCAATATTGAGTTTGTTGCATCTGGTCTTTCTCCGAACACGAGATTCTGGGTGTTCTTCGATGGCCAGGATGTTACTAACTTGACATCTGCTCAGGGCAGCACGAACAAGGTATCGACCATGCTTCAGGCTGGTATGCTTTTGTCTGATAAGAAAGGTGTGTTGTCTGGTGTTATTGCTATTCCTGCTGGACGTTTCTTTAATGGTGTGAAAACTGTTCGAGTAACCAATGACCCTGCTAATACTGGCAACGAAGCAAATGAGACTTCGTATGCAGAAGCTCAGTTCTTCAGCGGCGGTATTAACCAGCAGAAACAGATGACCAACCTGAATGTAACCACTCCCGTTTATAATGAACGCGATGTTACTACTCAGAGTTCACGGTCATTCAGCAATACTAGTTCAACATCGAGAACTACACGTCGTCTCACATGGAATAGCAGTGGTCGTGGTGGTGGTCGTGACCCTGTTGCTCAGAGCTTCAAACTCGACAAAGACTGCTTCATTACCAAGCTCGATGTTTACTTTGAAGTCGTTGCTGAAGGCGATACTCCGTGGTTCGAAATTCGTACTATGGATAATGGTTATCCGACTGCCACAGTTCTTGGGCGTGTTGAGAAAAACGGCAAGACCATTAAAACCTCGCTTGATGGTACTGTGAAAACCGAAATCGAGTTTCCTGTTCCTGTTAGGGTTCAGGCTGGCACTGAATACTGCTTTGTTATTGGTGGTGATAGTCCACATACTCGCATATGGATTGCAAAACTGGGCGAGAAAGCTGTGAACGTGCCGAACAAAGTATGCGACACTCAGGTTTCTCTTGGTTCTAGCTTCCGTTCTCAGAACGGTACGACATGGAACGCCGAACAATACGAAGATATCATGTATCAGATGTATTGTGCGAAATTTGAGAAGAAAGAAGCAACGCTGACATTCAATGTTTCTGGTGGTGTTGACGAAACTGAACTCGAGAAAGTTCCGTTTGAAGCAGAGAAAGGTTCAAACCTGGTACGAGTCTATACCAAGAAACCTCATGGTTTGGTTGAAGGCGACAAAGTGCCTGTTATGCTGTATCCAGATGCCAAGTATGTCGTTGAACTGACCAATGGCTCGCTTGTTGTTGGACACGAACTTACTATTGACGGTACGAAAAAAGCTGTTGTGACTAGTATCAACTATATCGATGCAAGTCATGCAGAAATCACGCTTGGTGCATTCGAAGGCAACTGCGCCGTTGGTTCGCTGTTCCATGCAACTCCGTTTGTTAAGAAACCCGAGTCCAAATCTGTGCTTCAGGCATTCTACGATGTTGATGTTGAAGACTACGATGTTCGACAAGCTGCTGGTAAGTTCACGAAGGTAGTTACTGCAACCGCATTGAATGGTTTCGATGTTGATGCCCTGAATAGAACTCATCAGGTTAAACGTGTTGATGATTCTACCTCGTTTATTATCGAGATGAATACACAGGCAACAGACAGCGGCAGGTTTGGTCCAAGCGGTGCTCGCTGCATTGCTAACTTCAAAGCCGATATGTTCAACTTCGCAGGTTCATGGTTGCCACATGGTTCTACTGTAGAATGGAACTTCAAGGCTATTGCACACGGCGAGCTTGGTTCGGAATTCGAGCGCACCAATTATAATGGTCTTGACCCTGCTCAGTTTACTCCGAGCGCGGACAGGTTCTTGGCACGTCCGATTAAGATTGCGACGGTCATTAACGAGAACGAGAAACTTGGTAGCAAGCCCTCGTTTATTGCAACTGCTACATTCAAGACCGATAGCGAGTATCTGTCTCCTGCAATCAGTGTTGATACATTCAGTGGCACGTTTATTGGTAACGACATTTCGTGGCTCGATAAGACCACAATGGACCGTGTACCAAATGCTGTTGGTAGATTCACTGCCGAGACTCACAAATCGCAAGGTTCGGAACGGTTCAAGTATGTTACAAAACGAGTGAACCTGGCTAATCCTGCTGCTGACCTTCGTATATGGTTTGATATGTTTAAACCGCAAGGTGCTGATTTCGACATCTATGTGAAACTGGCTAAGCCCGAAGTCGATAACATTGATGACCTGGATTGGACTCTGGTTCCGAAAGTTGATAAAACGTTGACAAGTGCAAACATTAATCAGTATGTAGAATACGACCTGATGCTTTCTGACTTGTTGCCGGATGCCACTGGTCTCGATAACCTGTTTGGTAGCTTCAAAGTCAAACTTGTTGCTCGTTGTCGTAATAGTGCAATTCCCCCGTTATTCAGAAACCTTAGATTGATTGCCCATACATAAGATGTTCTGAAAAGAAAATGCCCCGTTTCCATAAAGGATTCGGGGCATTTATTTGTGAGCAATGAATTAGTCTTTGAGTGGCAAATCCATGCTGATTTGATATTTGTTTTCGTTGCCTGGAAGCTGTTCAACACTAGCAGTCGGTTCTTCATTCTTGCCAATAGCACGAATAACAATACGAGCAATATTAGCAGGCAGACCATTATCCCCTTTAACGCCTGTTGCTCCTGGCTGACCAGGTGTTCCGGGTTGACCTGCTGGCCCTTGTGGACCTGTTGGACCAGCCGGACCCTGAGGACCAACTTGCCCACGCTCGCCTTTGAGTTCTGTCAACCAGGTTCTTTCGTCGTCGGGATAACCCTTGGCTTTGGCTATCTCGTATGCTGATTTGCCGGGAGCACCAGGAGCGCCGGGTTGACCTTTCAGACTTTCGAGCCATGCAGTCTCGTCTCCATGGAAACCTTTTTCCTTGGCAATTTCATATGCTGATTTACCACCAGGAATTTGTGGTTTCACACTTTCAACAATGGCTTCAATCAATTCGGCCTTAACAGCGGCAATAGAATCGGTCACAATCTTCTTGACTTGTTCTTCGGATAATCCAGTCTGAGGACTCTGAGGTTGTCCGGGTTGTTGAGGATTAACGGGAGGTTGGCTCGGATGCTGAGGATTGAAGCGATGGTTCATGCCTTGTCGCCACTGAATATCAATTCGATGTTCGGTAATGAGTCCAAGCTCAGTTCGAACAACAGCATGATAACCAAGCAAAGCAAGAGTCACAGAAAGTTTTCGAGCAACTTCAACCTTGCCATGATACAGATAAGAGATTTGAGTTTTCCCTTGGTTGGCGGCTCGAAAAATATGACCGCCAATCTCGTCAAGAATCTCTTCAATCTTGACCTGACTGTTTGTGGAAATCTCTAGTGCTTCTGGTGATGTGATTATTGGCATTATAGATATATCCTATTAGAATGATGTGAAGAATTAAATAATCATATGGAATATACGAAAGTCAAAGACCACCCGAAGCTCGCATATAATGGATTCTATGCGGTCTCCACAGATGATATTGGTTATCGCAATGCCATAAAACGACAACGGGACGAAATTGCTAAAGAGAAAAGACTTCAAGACCTCGAGCAAAATGTTCAGGCAATGAAGTCCACTCTTGATACTATTCTGAAATATTTAACGACAAAGGATGATGTTCATGGCAACAGCTAAGATTGACACCGCGCCTAACCCGTTTGCTATTAAGACCAAACAGGGCTGGCAGGATAAGGATACTGGAGAAATCTATGTATCTGCATATGGCTATTTCACAGATGCGACCAAGGAAGATGTTCCTCGCACCAAGGCATTGGGCTTCAAGGGTCGTACTGCTCCGAAGCAACCGAAACCTCCGAAAGCTGGCGGTGGTGAATCCGGAAGTGGCAAGAAACCAGGTCATGGCGGTTCTCCGGGTCCAGGCGGTTAATAGAAAATGGCTATTCACAACGCCGAAGAATTAGCCCAGTATGCTTTAAGGCAGCTTGGTCACCCTGTCATTCAAATCAACGTGTCGGATGACCAGGTTCAGGATGCAATCGAAAACGCATTGACCAAGTATTACGAGTTTCACGGAGACGGCAGTCAGCGAATCTATCTGAAATATATTATCACGCCAGAAGATGTTGACCGTGGCTATATTGAGGTTCCTGCTGATATCCTGTCTATTGTCGAAGTGCTGAACATGGGATACTTCGGAGCATTCAATCTGAATAACCTCGCCCATGTTGCTTATCTGACAGACCTGGTCGGTGGGCTTGGCACAAATGGTATCGGCACATATTCTAGAACGATGAGCTATATCAACACTCTCGAAAATGTGCTTTCCCCAGCCAAGACCATTAGGTTTGTGAAATACGGCAGACGATTGAGGTTCGATGGTGGTACTCCGTATCAGGCAAATGACCTTATCGTGTGTCAATGTTATACGAAGAATCTTGCCGAGAACTTCCCTGAAACGTTCAATGATTTGTGGCTTCGAAGATACACGACAGCATTAATCAAGAAACAATGGGCTAATAACCTAATCAAGTATAACGGCTTCCAGCTTCCTTCAGGGTTGACCATAGATGGTTCAACAATCTTGTCTGAAGCAAACAATGACCTCGAAAAACTCGAACAAGAGTTGAGAGACGTTTGGGAAGACCCGATTATGCCGCTTGTTGGATGAAAATAATTCCCCGTGCTTGTAAAAGTCGGGGAATTTTATATCGCTCTCATCTTTACAATCGGATTTTTCGAGCCTTTAAAATCAAAGACTTAAAAACACGCGAAAATCAGCTAAGTTTATGATTTCTCTTTAACTTTACATTCCAATGTAAAGATGTATGTAAAAATATGGTGTTTTAGGCGTCATTTAAGCGATTTTAATACCCAGGTATACCTCTAGAAATCATAATGACATCTAAAACACCATATTTGATTTTTAATCTGCTGAAATCATTACACAAAATCATAATTTGCCTAAATAATAAGCACGTCGTCTTGCTGCTCGTTTTGCAGTCAGTTGGAATTGCTCAAAATCATAAAGAAGCGACTGCGAATATCCCGGGATTTCTTGATTTCGTCTTCGCAACTGGTCAACTGTGGTACGGATGATTCGAGATGCCTTCTCTTTATTGGTCATAAATGCCATTTTCGTTATTCCCTCTTTTATTTCATTACCCGCATTATAAAGTGTAAATACAAATAAATCAACATTGACTACATTATCATGGCAACATCACCATTTTTCAATCACCTAGAACACTCTGGCGAAAAAGCATTCTATGACGAGATTGTTGTCGAGTCCATTCAGATAACAGGATTCGATGTGTCATATATTCGCCGAAAGGATTTCGAGGTTGACCCCGTGTTATACGAACCAAGCGAATCGGTATTCGAGCATTCATTCCGAATCGAAGCCAATATTCCAGAAGGCTTAATGAGCTGGGATGGAGAAGGCACAATACTCAATCAGTTTGGTATTACAACATTGAACACTGGCTCCATCTATATTAGCAAAACAAGATGGGAACAGATTATGAAAGACCGGCAGAAAGAAGGCAAGGAAACCTGGGACAGACCATACGAAGGCGACCTCATTTATTTCGGCTATGGTCATAAGGCGAAGTTCAACAATACCATCTTCATTATCAACCAGGTTGACTTCACGGACCATTCGTGGATGCTGGGTCGCAATTTCTGCTATAGACTTCGTTGTTCACTTTATGCTCCGAGCAGCGAGGACAAGTTCATTGCCGAAACACCAGACCTTGAGATTTCTCGTCAGATTGAAGATACACTCGATGCAAACGAAGTGGTTCGTCAGAACGAGAACATCACACAGGTAACAGATATTATCAAAGAGTTCAGCGAAACTCATCCATTTGGAGGTTTCTAACAGATGAAAGAACCATTCTATCATTCCACAATAAAAAGACTCGTTGCATTGTTTGGTTCAATGTTTGACGAAGTATATTATATTGATGGCTTCGGAAACAAGCAGAAGGTTCCGTTGTTTTACGGACCAAGAGAAAAATGGCTTGTTGACAGACTAGAAGCATCAGACCTCTATCGTATCAATGCCGAACAGGTATGGCCGCGGATGGGTTTCGAGATGACAGGCATGAACTTCGCGCCTGAGCGAAACCTAAACACAATGCACAAGATACGAGCATATGACACAGGCAAATGGCAATATAATCGTGTGCCGTATGACTTCTCTTTTAACTTGTTCATTGCAGCAAAACAACTTGAACCTACACTGAAGATTATCGAACAGGTCGTGCCAATCTTCGCACCTGCAATGAACCTCACTGTAAACGAAGTCGATGGTTTCGGAACAGAAACTGACATCAGTGTCGTGCTTGATAGTGTCGGATACGATATCGAGTATCAGGGCACGTTGGCAGACCCGAGAACCATCGTTTGGACTCTTGGTTTCACGATGAAGGCTTACTTGTATCAACGAAACAATCTGCAAACTCAGATTAAAGAGACCATTACCAAGATGTCAACCTCGGATATGGATTCCGTGTTTACTAAGCTGACAAGCGAAGTGGTTCCCAGAGAAGCAAACAAATGGGAACCACACGAGATTATTGATAAAGTAGAAGAGGTCAATCAGTAATTTCTGGGAAACGAGGAACATTCAGAGCATACAGTTTAATCTGCGCTCGCCAGTTTGAATTGAAGCCATACCAGTCGCAGAACAAATCCACAGCTTCGTAAACGTGTTTCTGCAATAGCGGCATAATAAACGAGTATTGTTCTGGCATTGGTGTTCTTACTGTGTCGTTTGAACATTTTAAAAACTCTTGTCTGTGTTCAAACTCATGCTCGAGATAAAAATTGGTCGGCGGCGTATTCAGTGCAAACTTCTTAATATTGATGGCATCATCGTTTCTCAAATAATAAGATTTTTTATATTCCTGAATAGCATTATTGACGGCGTGTTCAAGATAACCAATGCAGCGGTCATAATAAGGAGACTCAAAAGCCTCGAATAGTTCTCGAAGGTTGAGCGGATAAAATGCAACTTCGTACTCGGTCATTATTCATTCCTTTATTGTTAAAAGTTTATGGTATTATACTATGGCACTAGATGTAAATCAAATTATTGTTGAAGCAACAGCAATAGAAATTCAGAAGGCTCAGGCTTTCGACAAACTATACACCAACAACACTCCGCCTTTGCTTTTCACTGCACACTCGAAGGCTCAGTTCATGGACAGAGGATACACAAAGCAAGATTTACAAACCATGATTAAAATGGCATCGGATAAGTCGAAAACATTTCATCTACGACAGGGTCATATGCTATATCACAAAACAAAAGGCATTAGCTTCGTTGTAATTCCGTATCCAAATTATAAGCTGGTTAGAACTGTAGTCCCGAAGTTCAAGAATCATCACAAAGATGACGACATCTATTACGAGTATCAATAATGGACAAAATTGCTAATGCACTTGGTGCAGCCGAGGAAACTCCGGTTAATCTGCCTTCTGTTGTCGAACACTCAGACAAGGACGACTTCGAAGACCGCGTTCGAGAGTTCAGAAAGAATGCTGCAAACAATGCAACATTGGACTTTCAGGATTCTCGTATAAACATTCGCACCATCATCGAAACCGGAATGGAGATGCTACCCGATGTTGTTCAGGCCGTGTCCGAGACTCAGAGCGACAAGGCAATCAATGCTGCTTCGTTATTCCTCAAAACACTTGGCGACCTGAATAAAACTCTTGTTGAGATGAATACCGATGTTCTGGACAAGGCAGGAATGAAAGGAAATGACAAGCCGATTGTTGAACAGCAACACAATACCACAAACAATATTCTTGTGGTCGAAGATACCGCAAACATATTCGATGCTGCACGGAAAAAACTCGGAGACCGCGTTCTCAACACTTGACATGAATAATATCACTCCTTATAATACGAAACATGAACAAGGGATGGTGCATCACTTGCCTATGGTGTGCTAAACGACATTCTGTGTTATAGAACAGTCATGTTGGTTCGACAAATTTTCTTTTAACCAGTCTATTGAGACGATGTGATTAGTGGGAACCAAGACTGTATAATAGCACTCGAGCGTTGGGGAGCGCAAAAGATTGTCGGAAGTCGGTATCAAGGGGTTGATAACATAGGTTTGTGTTGCA